TTTTTAAAGGCTTAAGCAATTTTTAGGACTTTTTCGGGGTGGAGTCCCTGAGACAACCCGTCTCGCAGCGGCAAGCGGCGCTTAAACCGTAAGCAAAGGACATTTTTATGGCATTCGCAACCTCCGTACCAGTCGGCTTCCCCCGCCCCATCTCCTTGGGCGTAGTTAAGATGGAAGTGCTCTCTTTCACCGCGGCTGCTGCCGATGCCTCCGGCACCATCACGAGCAAGAGCCTGCACGAAATCGATGCTGTCATTGTTGACGGGGTTCTCTGCACCGCCCAGACCATCACGAACGGCTACCCAGCCGCTTCTGTCGCTATCACTTTCACGGCTGTTGCTGCTGGTGGTGCTGTTGGCACCGTCATCCTGTACGGCAAGTGAGACGAGTTTCCGGGTTGTAGGCCCCAGGTGCGGCATGCCCCTCCATGCCCCTGGTGGCCTCCCCGGACTCCCACACATGTTTACACTCACCTCCACTCATAAAGCTGCACTAGCGGCTCTCGAAGCCCACTACGAGAAGTATGTCGCAGCTATTCGCGAAGGATACGAAGCCCAGGCTCTCCTCCTTCGGGCTCAGAATGCAGATTTTCGCTCGATGGTATTTCCTACATACAGCCCGGGCCATGTTCCGGTGTTGGCAGCGGAAAGCGACGCCATCCTCTCTGGCAACGAAGAAGCCATTGAGATGACTGAGCAGCAAATCAACGAGTGGCACTCCATTAACTCTGAAGCGTCCCGCGTGCTGAACGGCACCTACGACGAACCTTACACGGACATCACCGATGGCTGATCTTGGCAACCCGAACCTCGGGACACAGAGCAAAACCGGCAAGTCGACCGATGGCAACTTGGACATCACCCAAGTTGGCGACGACGACACCGACGCGCTCGCAAGCCAGATTGAAAGCTTTTATAAACAAGATGGCACCATCAAAACCCGCCTTGCATACAACTGGGACCGCAATCACCGTTTCCTCGATGGAGACCAGTGGCTTGTATTCGACGGTAACCGTGAGTCTGGCGGTGTATGGAACCGGCTCACAGTATCTAAAGCCAACGAATTCCTCCCTCGCCCAGTCACCAACTACATCTTTGATGCTTACCAAACCCTCAAATCCTACGTCATCAAGGTAAAGCCCCGCTCTACCGTCATTCCCTGCACTCCTTTGTACGACGACCGCACGGCTGCCAAGATCGGCGAGTTGTGCTGTGAAGCCAATTGGGCGCGTCTCAAGGAGCAGGAGAACTACGAGTATGCCGCTTCCTGCATGATCACCTACGGCACTGTGTTCAAAAAGGACTACTGGGACGCATCGTCTCAAAACCTTGTCACTGTGCCCCGCATGACCCAAGCCCCAGTCACCGACCCAAACACCGGCATGGTGATGGGTATGAGCGAAGTGCCTGCTCTGGATGAGACTGGCCAGCCTATTGAGGACAAGATTCCTCTGGGCGATGTCAACACGGTCATCTGTGAACCCTACCGCATTGCCATTGATCCATTGGCCACGGACCTCCACAAAGCCCGCTGGATTATGGAATACAGCATCCAGTCTCTCGACTGGCTGGTGGAAACCTATTCTAAAGAGGCCCCAGGCTACACGAACAAAGTGGACGACGTGAAAGAGGAGAAATCCCTTTCAGGCTCCATGCGCAAGTTCTATCAGCTCAAGAACAGCTCAGGCATCAAGTCGGGTGGTGGTCTTGAAGGCGCCGGAGGCTCTTCTGGCCAAGGCGGAGACGCGCCCCTCACCAACTCTGCTGTGGTGAAAGAGTATTACGAAGCCCCAAGCTCCCAACATCCAGATGGACGCATGGTGGTGGTGGCAAACGGTGTGTGTCTCTTCGCTGGTGCAAGCCCCTATAAAGGGCCAGACATGGGCGATTGGCACCCTTATAGTGATTGCCGCTGGGAGCTGGTCCCGGGCCGCTACTGGGGCAAGAGCCCCCTTGATGTTGGTGTTGAGCTGCAAAAGCGCATCAACTCCATCGACGCCGTCATCACGCTCACCCGCAAGACCATGGCCATCCCCCAGAAGCTCATCCCCATGGGTTCTGGTGTGCCGAATGGCCACTGGACGGGCCGCCCAGGCCAGGAAATCCATTATCGCGTGTCGGGCGAAGCCAAGCCTGAAACCATTCCAGCCGCTGGTGTCGACGCCTCCGTGTTTAAAGAACGCGAGCAGTGTGTTGAGGATCTTAAGAACATCACAGGCGCAATTGACATCCTGAAGGGTGACAGGCCCCCCGGTGTCACGGCTGCCAGTGCGCTGAACATGCTGTACGAAGTGGGCACCGGAAAGCTCTTCCCGATCCTGGATCGCTGGAAGCGTTTCACCGAGAACAGCCAGCGTAAGCAGCTCCGCATGATTTGCGAGCGATACAAAGAGCCTCGCCCCGAATACATCAGGCTTCTCAAGGCGATGAACAAGGAGCTGTCTGAACAGGACATCAACAAGTTCATCGGAGCCGACCTTAAAGACAATTGCAACGTGTCGCTTGAAGCATCAAGCAACGTTCCCAAGCTACAGGCCGCCCGCCAGGCACAGCTCTTAGAAGCTGCCCAGGTCGGGTCCCTGGCCCTCGAACAGCCCGAGAACCGGGCCGAGTTTAACCGCCAGATGGGCATCCAAGGTTTTAACCAGGATGTAGGCCCGGATACAACGAGAGCAGATTGGGAAAACTCCAATCTCGACAGCATCGACCGTGGCGGAATGAAACCCGTCGTCCTCGATGTTGATGACGACAAAATCCACATGGCCGTTCTTGCCCGCAGGATGAAAGAGCCAAGCTGGATGAGCGCGTCACCTGCGGTTCAACAAGCATACATGGGCCACTACCAAGAGCACATGCAGGCGGACAATCAAAAGACCCAGATGGCTCAGATGGAGGCCGCCATGACTGGCGCTCCACAAGGTCCACAACAAGGCGGGGGCGCTCCACAGCCTGTTCACCCCCACGGCAAGGGCATTCCACAGGCTCAATCAAAGATGCTGCGTAGTGACACAGCAGTTCCCGGTGCTCCGGGAGGAAGTCAGTAAGCATGATTCGCGTATTCGTAGCGACTCCAAGCCAAGGCACCATTGCGGATGCCCAGCCCTTTGTGTTGCGCGACCTGGCTGCCCTTTACAAAGATTCTATCGAGCTTGTGTACCCAGAGCATTGCGTGCAACGCCGCTGGTATGATTTTGCCCGTAACGGCATGGTGGAGGAGTTTCTAGCCTCGGGATGCGACATCCTGTGGTTCCTCGACTCCGACGTCGTTCCTCCTCGTGATGTGCTCGACATCGTTGCCGACCACCACACCGAATGGAAAGTAGCTGGGGCCCCCTACCCCGTGTTCATCTCCCAGCCCGTCACCAAAGAGCGTGAGCTGGTGTTCACTGTGTACGACGGCCACAAGGGTGGCGGACTTGCTCCCTGCCCCATCCCAGGCTCAGGCACCGCTTTCGTTGATGGCCTCGCCACCGGCTGCATGTTCATCAAGCGCGAGGTGCTCGAGAACATGGAAAAGCCCTATTTCGAATTCAAGTTCGACCCCGCCACCCGCCACCCCGACCAGGGCGAGGACATTGGGTTCTGTCTCAAGATGAAAAGCTTAGGGATTAAGTTCTTCGTGGATTTCTCGAAGGTGTGCAAACACCACAAGGAAGTCGACCTGCTCGACGTGAACAACTACGCCATCAACTTCGCCCACCGGAGCGTTGAGGCATATGACGCCCAAATCCGGGCTCAGATTACTGGCGCCGTGAAGGCTGCCTATCAAAAAGGTTTCAAAGACGGTGTGTCTACGGGAGTCACCGCGCCCACCACAAAGGAATCTGGGACTGATGGCCCCAATCCTCGTGTTTCCTCAAAACTCATCCTGCCTCCAGGTTTTGGCAGCTTGTCGCACAAGTAAAGCGCGTAGGAATAGACCACAATGGAAGAGAATGAAGTCCAGTCGATCGAATCTGACGTATCAGCCCCGGAGTCCTCGTCAGAGTCTCCCAACACCGACTCAAACACCAAAGTGGAAAGCGCAGCCCCAAAAAGCAGCGCCGACCAAGACAACGATGCAGAAGAGAAGATCCCGTTTCACAAGCACCCACGATGGGTGGAGCGGGATAATGAACTGAAGACGGAGAGAGAGGCTAGAAAGGCCCTCGAGAACCGTTATGCACAGATGGAGCAGCAGCTTAAAACGCTGAGTGCTCCGAAGGCCGAACCCAAGCCACGCGCTAAGTTTGTGGAGGATCTTGAAAAGATCAGCCCTGAATACGGCAAGTGGGCATCGGACATGGAGTCCGCTAGGGAGCAGCTCGCAGAAATGCGCGCATGGAAGCAGGATCTGGAAGCTCGTCAGACCAGTGAGAAAGCCGTTTCGACGGTGAATTCACTGCATGACCAGTACAAAGTCGCCCCGGAACTTCGGGACTTCTACAACAGCCAGCTCATTGCTGCGGAACAACAAGGGAAGATTAAAAACCTCTCCGACATTCCGACCTTTTACAAAACTGTGCACGACACGTTCGCAAAGTTCCTCGACCAACGGGATCGCACCAAACTCGAAGGCTACGTGGCTGGCAAGAAGCAAGATGCCTCTGCCCCAGCAGCCCAGAGCAAAGGCACTCCCGTTCAGAGGGGCAAAGCTCCTGAGTTCTCCAAGGACCCAGCAGAAGCCCGTCAGCAGATGATCGACCGCATTGTGTCCCAGTCCAAAGCCTCAAATAAGCTCTAATAATTAGGAACACAACACAATGGCCATTACTAGTCTCGCAAGCATTGCCGGAGCCCTCAAGCAGGTCTACGGCCAGTATCAAATTCAGCAGAACCTTCAGCACCGCGCGATGGATGAAATCGCAAAGTCCCTCACCAAGTACAGCCCCGGTGGACAGGGCTACTACGGTGCAGTCAACCTGTCCGGCAACGAGTCGGTCGGAGCCATCAACGAGCTGGAGTCTTTCCGCTCGGTGGATGCTGAGAACTACGCTCAGTTTGTCATCAAGCCAAAGATCAACGTCGCACCTATTCAGTTCTCCGGCCTCGCTGCCGCTGCTGCTGAGTCGGACGAGCAGGCATTCGTGTCTGTTGTTGTTGATGCCCTCGACATGGCAAAAGAGCGTCTCCTGAAAGACGAGAACCGCCAGTTCTTCGGTCTCGGCACTGGGCAGCTCGCACAGATGGCTGCCACCACGGCTGCTGCTGCAACGTCTTGCTCGGTTGACACCTGCCAATACCTCCGCGCCAACATGGTGTTGGACGGCTACGCAGGCGGCACCACCCTCACCGTTGCTGGTATCCGAGTCTCCGACGTGGACAAGATCAACAACATCATCTATTTCGCCACCTCGCTCGGCTTCGCGATGAACATCACGACCGA